CCCGCTTCCGGGCATGCTCGAACGGCCGGCGGTGGGGGAAGACGCTGCTCGGGGGTAAGGAAGGCGAGGTCACCTGCTTCGTCAGGAATAAGCTAGGTGATCCTCAGCGAGGGTGGATCATCGGTCCGAACTACGACGATGGCGAGAAGGAATTCCGCGTTATCTACGACTCGCTGAAGCAACTAGGTGTGGATGATCTCAGCTCCAAGTTCTTGAAGAACGAGGAGAATGGGAACATGCACATCCTCACCAACTGGGGGTGGGACTGCGAAGTCCGATCCGCCGCCCATCCTGAGAGCCTGGTTGGTGAGGGTCTCGACTGGGTGATTTGCGCAGAGGCTGGGCGCCTCCAGCGCACGATGTTCACCCAATACGTCCGGCCGGCTCTCTCGGACAAGCGTGGCTGGTCGCTGCTCACGGGAGTGCCCGAAATCGCCACAGACATCTCTCTGCTCTACTGGGGTTGGACGAGAGGCCAAGACCCCACACGAGCAGCATGGGAATCGTTCAAGATGCCGAGCTGGACCAACACGATCGCCTTTCCAGGCGGCCGCACCGACCCGGAGATCTTGGACGCTGAGGAGGACCTGACCACAGACGAGTTCGCCCGGCAATTCGGCGGCGAGTTCGTTGAGAAGGTTGGCCGGGTCATGGCGGAATGGGACGACGTCCACCACCTCGCCAATTTGGAGTATCAGAGAGATTGGGCTCTCTACGCGGCCGTCGACTACGGGTACACCAACCCGTTCGTTTGGCTGTGGATTCAGGTGGGTCCGTTCGGCGAGATCAACGTCATCCGGGAAGATCGGTGGGAGCTGAGGGATACGGAGGATATCGCCAGAAACGACCTCCTCCACGACCCTCTCATGGATCAGCTGGTGGCCTTCTACCCGGATCCAGCCGAGCCCGATGACACCGCGATTCTCTCGAGAATCTTGCACAAGCCTGCCAGGCAGAACACCGGAGGCGAGCTCCGGACCCGCCTGGGGCTCATCAGGCAGGCGCTCAAGGTGCCTGAGGTGCACGAGCAGAGCGGCATCCAGGATCGACCGATCCTGCAGGTGGATCGCAACCGGTGCAAGATGCTCGCCTGGGAAATGAGGGAGGGTTACCGCTGGCCTCAGCACAAGACCGAGGTCAGGAACGACAGCGAGCTCCCGATGGACAAGGACAACCACGGCCCCGAGGCGCTGGGAAGGTTCTTCAAGGGCTACTACGACGCTCTCGGACGAGAGGTCCGCCGCACCCGCCAGAGTCGGGTGAGAGTCCGAAGGAGGTGAGATGACCTTCAGCGATCCTAGGGTATTCACCCCATACAGCGGCGTGAAGCCTCTCATCAACGACGGCAAGAACCTCTGGGTGCCCGAGATCGACAGAGACCGCATCAACTCGTACCAGAAGTACGAGGAAATCTACTGGAGCCACGATGAGGCGTTCAGGCTCCAGGATGACTCCAGAGAACGCCCCGTTTTCATCCCGAACCCCAGAGTGATCGTCGACACGACGTCGCACTTCTGGCTGAAGGGTTTGGAGATCGGCTCGTCAGGGCAGACGCAGAAGGCGCTGACGGACTTCATGGACAGGGAGGAATTCCTGCCCAAGTTCCACGAGGCGAAGCACTCGGGCGTCGTCCGAGGCGACTTCGTGATCCACCTGACAGCCGATCCGACGAAGCCGGAAGGCACTCGGGTCTCGGTGAACTCGGTCGACCCGGCGATGTACTTCCCCGAGCACGATCCAGACAACCTCGAGCGGATCCTTGCGGTGAACTTGGTAGAGCAGGTCATCGACCCGGACGACCCGAGCCAAATCTTCATCCACCGCCTGCGGTACCGCTATGTGCTGGTGGGTGTGGATCGCAAGGTCACATCGCAGGAAGCATGGTACGAGGTCCAGAACTGGGATAAGGGTACAAGAGTCCAGGTCAAGAACATCCGCAGCGAGACGCTGTTGCCGGACCCGATCAACACGATCCCAGTCTACCACTTCAAGAACCAGCCTTGGCAAGGCGACCCGTTCGGCAACTCGGAGATTCGGGGCTATGAGGCAATACAGCAGAGGATCAACCAGAGCGCTACCGACGAAGATGTCGCTCTCGCTCTCGAAGGGCTCGGAGTATACGCGACAGATGCTCCACCGCCTACAGACGACGAAGGCAACGAGCTCCCTTGGAGTATTGTCCCTGGTCGCGTCATCGAGAAGCCCACAGGATCCGACTTCGAGCGGGTAAAGGGGATTTCCTCGGTCGAGCCGTTCCAGGCTCACATCAGCATGATGATCGACCACATGTACGAGTCGGCGGCCACGTTCCGAGGCTCCATGATCGACGCCAAGGTCGCCGAGTCGGGCATCGCTCTCGCCATCCGGTTCTTGCCCACACAGGCGAAGCTGGAGGAGCGGGACTTCTTCGGCGTCTCGAGGTTGACCCAGTTCTGGTTCGACTGGCGGAACTGGATGGCCGCGTTCGAGAGCATGACTCTCGGGCAGACCATCGACGTCGTCATCGGGGACAAGCTCCCCACCAACAAGAACGACAAGCTCAACGTCCTGAACAACCTGGTCGACCGCAAGGCGGTCACCAAGGCTTGGTATAGGGACCAAGTCGCAGATCTCTACGTCCTCGAGATGCCTGCTGACATGGATCAGCAGCTGGAGGACGAGGCGAAAGCCGCGATTGCTCTGCAGCAGGAGGCGTTCGCGGCCGGCAACGTGCAAGGTGCGACCGGCCAGCAACCGCCACCGCCTCCGCCTCCCACACCCGCACCGGGTCCTGGGAACAACCGGAGCAACAACCGCAACAGACCGAACGAGTCGGGTGGCACAGAGGCCAACTCAGGCTCACGGGGGAGGCAGCAGTAGCCTCAGTTTTAGGGGGCGAGAAGCCCAGAAGGAGAGGGCGAGATGCCGGAAGAGACGCCGTGGTACCTCGAGCTTGTGATCGCCGGAAGCGACGATGGCGAGGAAGAGGGGTCCGAGGAGGAATCGGAGGAGGAATCCGACGAGGAATCTGAGGAAGAAGGCGAAGAGGAGAAGCCCGACGTCGATGGGCTGAAGTCCGCTCTGAAGAAGGAGCGTCAAGGTCGTAGGGAAGCTGAGAGGGAGTTGCGCAAGCACCGTAGGGAGCAAGCGCAGCAGCAGCAGAACAAGGACCAAGAGGCTTCCGAGGTGGAGCAGGCCAAGGCCGAGACGGCGAAGGAGCGATCCAAGAGCGAGAAGCTCGCGTTGCGGCTGCGGGACACCGCTGTCGACAATCTCATCTTGAAGTATGCCGGCGATCAGTTCGCCGACCTGGACGACGTCCTGAAGCTCATCGACCGTGAGCAGATCGACGTGGATCAGGACGAGGACGACCCGGCTGACGTCCAGGTTGACGAAGATTCGGTGAAGGATGCGGTCAGGAAGCTGTCCAAGTCCAAGCCGCACCTTCTCAAGGTCACCGGCGAAGGTGGGAGTCGCACAGGCAGCGAGTTCGGTGGCGGCAAGAAGGGGCCGGACGATGCTCTCAGCGAAGAAGCGTTGTCTGCGCGTTATCCGGCTCTCCGAAGGTAACTCAACCCCTTGAAGGGAGGAGGCCAGAATGGCCCGGATCGACAAGTACGACCCGGTCAGCGGTGGCTTCCGAGCTCCCCTCAACGCAGCCTACACCGGCTCGCCCAACGTGGTCGGTGTGGGAATCAACAACAGCGGTAAGGTTGTTGTTGGTGGCGGCGTGACCGGGATCGTCGGAGTCATCTGCTTGCCCCAAGACAAGGCGGCAGGTGCGATCGTGGATGTCATGACGGATGGAGAGATCGTGCAGGCGGGACTCGTCGTCGGCACACTCTACACCGCCAACACGACCACAGGCGCAGTCACCAGCGGCGCTCCGTCGGCCACCCAGACAGCTGTCGGGTGGACGATCGAAGCCAATCGTCTCATCGTCCGCGTCCAGCGGGCGTTGACAACCTGAGGAGGTGCGGAGATGAACTTGATCCACAAGCCTCGGCACCTCGTGCCGTTCGAGGCGATGCTGGAGTTGGTGGGTTCGGATTGGCCCGAGATCCTGGAGCTCATGGGATCCGACGCCAACCGCGGCACCAACGAGTACGCCGACGTCATCCTCCAGTCTGCGGACGGGGCGTCGTTGGCCGACATGTGGCGGGAGTTCCAAGCCGCCATCGCACTGAAGAACAAGTACCGGACTCCGTTCGCCAACTTGTTCACCTTCCAGGTCACCTCACCAACGGAGCGAGTCCTGCTGCCTGCAGAGGACGACTTCGAAGAGGCGTCCGAGTACGGTGAGCCGGTCGGCAAGCGGCTCGGTACTCCGTTCGTGGCCGGTTACGGCTTCAAGTGGTACGACATCGCAATCCGCTACACGTGGCTCTTCCTTGCGGAGAGCGACGCGGAGCAGATCCGTGCCATCCACTCGGAGGCGTTGGAGGCGGATACGCGGCTGATCTACACCAAGATCATGCGGCAGATCTTCAACAACACCAACTCCTCGGCCATCGTGAACAGCCAGAACGTGAACGTCTACACGTTCTGGAACAACGACGGGATCCAGACGCCGCCGCCCTACAAGGGCACGACGTTCCTGAGCTCCCACACGCACTACGTCACATCCGGAGCTGCTACGGTGGACGCCGGCGACTTGACGGCGATCGAGGATCTGTTGTACGAGCACGGGTACCGCACGTCGCTCGGCTACGACCTGGTCCTCTACGTGAACCGTCAGGAAGGCAAGGTCCTCCGCACGTTCAAGGCGGGTTTGGGGTCGCCGATCTCGGCATACGACTTCATCCCGCTTCCGGCTGTGGGCGGAGGCGTCGCAATCCCAGCGAATGCGGGGATTGTGGGCCGGCCGACGAACACCACGTCAATCCTGCCGGGTGCGATCGGTACCTGGGGTCCGTTCCTGATCGTGGAAGAGGACTATGTGCCCGCAGGGTACATGTTCGCTCTCGCGTCGGGCGGAGACCAGAGCATCGGCAACCCGATCGGGTTCCGTGAGCACGCAGTGGCTTCGCTCCGTGGCATGCGGCTGATGCCGGGCCCGGGGCGGGACTACCCGCTGACGGACTCGTTCTACCAGCGTGGCTTCGGCACCGGTGTCCGGCACCGTGGTGCAGGCGTCATCATGCAAGTGACGGCGTCCGGCACGTACACGATCCCGGCGGCCTACGTCTAAGCCCATCAGCAGGCAGTGAGCTGGCTCTGAGGGCAAACTGGGCCCTCGCTTAGCCCCTCAGGGCCAGCCCTGCTTCGGAGAGGAGTGAGATGGCCAACTACGACCCCGACAAGCCGGGCGTCGCAGGTGCAGCGCCGGTGTCGCACGCGGCCGCAGCTTCGGACTCATTCTCGAACAACGGGAAGACAATGGTCCGAGTCACAAACGGCGGCGGCTCTCCGATCACGGTCACCTTCGACGACCCGAACAGCGTTTCGCCTCCGGGGGCGACAGCATGGAACCCGGACGCCGCAGTGACCGTGACCAACGGTCAGGCGAGGATCATCGGTCCATTCCCAGCCAACAGGTTCAACGACGCCAACGGCCGCTGCCAGATCGCCTGGTCGGCCACCACGTCGGTGACCTGGGAGGCATACACCACCGAGTAGGAGGATCTACGTGAGTCGAGAAGTCGACCCTCAGAACCCGCAGACCACCGACGATTTCATCTACCTCGCTCACCGTGGCCAGCTCACGCAAGAGTGGATCGACGCCAACGGCGGCGAGGAGGGTGTGGGTGAGATCTTGCGTGGTGAGCGCAAGGTGAAGAAGCCTCGTGGAACGAAGAAGCCCGAGCCCGAGGCCGAGCCCGAAGAAGTCGAAGAGGCTTCGGATGAGCCGGACGCGGAGCCCGAAGAGGGACAGTCCTGAGGAGGTAGACGATGGCCATGACCGACGCGGAGCGGCTGAGATCCTTTCTGGGCGAGCTGATTCCCGCCGGCGGGTCGGCGTCAGACACCCTCTTCACCGAAGACCAGATCGACGACCTCCTCGAACGCCATGGCTCCCCGGAGGCCGCCCGACGTGAGGGTTGGGAGTGGAAGGCGGCGATCCTCGCCAATCTGGTGACAACCACAGAAGCATCTTCCACACGCAAGTTGTCGGACTCGCACCGGGCGGCGATAGCGGAGCTGAACCGCCTCGGTGCTCTCGGTCCTAGCGGCTTGTTGCCTGGAGCCAATCGCACCAGGATCCACCGGATCGAGAGGGACTTCTGATGCCCTCGAGAGGATCCACCTACGCCGAGCAGCTCATGCAACTCCGTGCGACGCGTGAGTTCATCGAGTCCATGCCGGAGCGGGTGGAGTTCGTCCGGTCGATCACGATCCGGGATACAGAGGATCGAGGCGGGTTGGTGGAGGTGCAGACCATGACCTTGGAGCCGCAGACCATCCGGGTGGCCTACTCGCCACCGAGACGGCGGAGGCTGGAGAACACGCCTCCCGACCCGACCTTCGGCGAGCTGGCCTACCAGAAAGACATCCTCATCGGCATGCCGGATCTGGACGTCGTGATGGGCGACCGCTTCGTGCTGCCCTCGGATGGTGTGGAGTACGAGGTGGGCTACGTCTTCGAGTTCAGGCTCTACGAGACCGTGGCGAACATCGGCACATTCGGTCAGGGGACCTGATGCCGGCTCCGGCCGCAGGAAGTAAGGCCACTGGCTCTGGCGGAGGGATTCACTGGGTCAGTAACCCTTTCTTCGGCGCCAACGGGACGGCGGTCCTGGTGCTGAAGATGGAGGCCGGGCTCGCCGCAGTCACCAAGGGCTTCGCCAACAACGTCGAAGAGTATGCCAAGGAACACGCGCCGTGGGAGAACCGCACCGGCGATGCCAGGAATGGGCTGAGAGCCACGGCGGAGCAGCGGCTGGTCAGCTACACCATCACTCTCTTCCACACGGTCGATTACGGCATCTGGCTGGAGGTCCGCTGGGACGGCAAGTACGCCATCATCCTGCCGACGATCGAGCACATGGGACATGAGCTCATGGACCGACTCCAGATCGCCTTGATCGCCAACGCAGCGACGGGGTTGATTTGAGATGTTGGATCTCCGGAAAGTCGTCTTCAGGGCGCTCAAGGAGGATCCGGAGCTGGACACTTTCGTCCATGGCCGCATCTTCCAGCGGAGCAGCATGCAGGAGGAGATTCCTCCCAGCGAAGTTCCGTACATCGTGTACCACATGAACGAGTCGTTCGGCGTCGGACCAAGCATCATCAAGGCGCAGCGGCAGACGGTCCAGGTGTGGGTGCACGACAAGATCGGAGACTACTTTCAGATCGACGAGATTCTCGACCGGGTGAAGGTGGTTTTCGAGCATCTCCCGGAGGGTGATCCGGCTGGGTTTCTGGGGATCAGGCACCTGCAGTACAGCCCGGACCTTTGGGATGACTTGGTGAAGCACATCGTTCGCTACGGTCGTTTCACTGCGACCATGAGCCAGTTAGGAGAGGCGGATGGCTGACGAGACGAAGGCAGGGGACACTCTGCTGAAGTACTCAGGCGTGGAGCACGTGCGTGACGTGCGGCGAGGCGACCTGGGGGTATACCCCGACGATGACGAGATGCTCACCTGGGACGCTTCCAACAACTTCGTCTGCCCGACGAAGCTGACGGAGGAAGAGGTCCAGGTTCTCGCCCGCAGCGGGGGTAGTTGGGCTGTGGTGACGGAGGAGAGCTCCGCCGCGTCCGAGGAAGAAGAGCCGATCGAGCTCCCGACGGTTGAGGTCGCACCGACCGACGAATCGTCGAGCGATCAGGCTGACTCCTGAATAGCCTCAGGTTGCGATAGATCGATTTGGTTGACGCGCATGAGTGTTGACCGATCGAGCGCTTCCTGACCGGCTTAGGGAAAAGTCTGGAGAAGTTGACCGATGGAGCTGCGCTGCCCTAGTAAACTTCACGGCGTCCTTCGTGACGATGGTACCGTGGAATTCAAGTGCGACAGCAAGTTCTGTGGTCATGCTCCTGGCGTGGTGGTTCTCCACAGGTTCGACGCGGAAACGGGCGAGCTGGTGGAGACTCTCAGCTTCAAGAATCCCACACCAAGGGAAAGGAGTACGTCAGATGGCGATTGCCACGAACGCACTGCCGTACGGTCTGAGGGACGTCAAGCTGGCGCCTCTGGACTCGACGGACACGCCCGGGACGAAGGTGGACTTGCCAGCGTCTCAGACCTTCAGCTTCTCCGAGACCGAGGAAGTGACCGAGCTTCGAGGTGACGATGTTCTCATCGCCATCAAGGGCAAGGGCGGCAAGGTCGAGTGGAACCTGGAGGCGGGCGGCATCTCGCTGGCCGCTTACGTCATCCTCTCAGGGGGCACCTACTCGCTCACCGGTGTGACCCCGAACCAGATCCGCAAGGTCGCCAAGAGCGGCACCGACCCTCGCCCGTACTTCTACGTGGAAGGCCAGGCGATCTCGGACAGTGGCGGGGACTGGCACGCGAAGGTCTTCAAGGCCAAGGTCACGGACGCGCTCGAGGGAGACATGAAGGACGGCGAGTTCTGGATCACCAAGGCCGGCGGCCAAGGCATCCCGAACCAGACCAACCAGCTCTACGAGCTCATCCAGAACGAGACCGCGGTCACCATCACCTGACCGGAATCGCTCGTGAGCTGATAGAGCAGGAGACTGAGCCAATAAGCGAGTGAGATGCGTCATCAAGTGACGCAATCACTCACTCACTCAGTGGCTCAGCGACCCGCTCAAGCATTGCTCACGTAAGGCTCAGTGGTGATTTCTACGGAAATGACCTCACTGAGTACTAGCGGAACTTTCCAGTCGATCTCAGAACAAACTGCTCCGGAGCCCAAGGAGGCCAGAATGAGCAACGTAACACCAGTAAGCCAGTGGAAGCAGAAGGGCCAGCCCACACCACTGGAGCTGCCGAGCGGAAACACGTGTCTCGTGCGGCCCGTGGGAATGGACGCCTTCATCAAGCAGGGCATCATCCCCAACACCTTGTTGGGTCTCGTCCAGAAGTCTCTCAAAGCGGGAACCGCGGAAGAGATGGACGACCTCGACGAGTTCACGGCGGAGGCCCTGGAGGATCCGGAGAAGCTCCAAAGCATCTTCGAAGTCGCCGACAGCGTGTCTGTGTACTGCGTTGTTGAGCCTCCGGTTCATCCCGTACCCCCTGACACAGAAGACCGCTCCCCTGATCTTCTGTACGTGGACGAGATCGACCTGGACGATAAGCTCTTCATCTTCAACTTCGCGGTCGGAGGTTCCCGCGACCTAGAAGCCTTTCGTCAAGCGGCCGCTGGCGGTGTGGGATCTGTACTTGACCGCAACC